TCACCAATCTTAAAATTGGATTGTTCAAGTATTTCATCCGTCAATTCGATGAATTTATCACCATCTTCATTTTCTTTAACATCAAGTATCCATGATTTATCAGACATATTAACCTTTTAATAAAATTTGTTTGTCGCCTTGTTCTCTCAAGTCTTCTTCAAACTCAGATAACTTAACACGTTCTAATCTTTCTTTGATTTCTTTCAATTCCTGTAAAGAATTTTTATTATCCTTCAACCTCATTTCAAGATTATCAATTTCTCTTTGTATGTCTGTTTTCAAGCTCATATTCTTCTTCCTGTTTTAAAAGACGATAGGTACTCTTATCGTGGTGTTTATGTTTATTACTATACTTCTCAGATTCCGCATTTTTTCTAAACTTCGTTTTTTGAATTTTCTGAGGTTTATTTCCACCGACAAACATTTCCATCATGCTCCGAAAATACTATCCGCCACGTTAAGTTCAATCAACTCTTGTGGCTGCAACCAAATGTCTGTGGCAGGCAACAACTTCTTTTTAACTTCCCGTTCTGTGAGTTGTGTGTTTTCAACCAATAAATTTAACATACGTTGGTTTGTGTAATCAGCTTCAATCATTTCAGATTTAATGTCGTGGAATTTACCTTGTATTTCATCAGAATATTGGTGGCACATGCAAGAGGTGTTCTTAGCAATGTATCTATGACCTGATTCACCTGAGGAGAAAATAAGAAATGCCGCACTCATTACAGAACCAATTCCAATAGTTCTAATTGGTAAAATTGATTGCTTCATCAAATCAATTAAAGCAAACGCATCGGTCAAATTTCCACCAATCGAATTAATATAGAGTGTCAACATCCTGTCTTCATTTTGATCTAAATTTTCATAAACAATCCATTGCATAGCACGATTGATATTTTCTTCGTTAATTTCACCTGTTAAGAAATGAATACTGTTATCCAACAAACGTTGGTTAACTATATCAAACCAACCTGCGCCATCCATATTGTCATCAGCTAAACTTTGTCTCATTAAATTAGATGCTCTCATTTTTATGCCATTCACTAGCTGTTGTAATAATACTCATTATATCATGTTTAGGTCGGTAACGCAAGACTTTTTCGGCAAGACTAATATCGGCAACTAAAACGGGTGGGTCACCTTGTCGTCTAGGTAATATTTCATAGTCAACATATTCACCCGTAATTTCGGAAACTAATTTTACCATTTCTAATACCGAAACGCCTTGGCCTGTACCCAAATTTAAAGTTGTAGATTTCTTGCCTGAATTTAAATAATTAAAAGCGTCAAAGTGTGCATCAGCAACATCACAAACGTGTACATAGTCACGGACGCACGTACCATCTGGTGTATCATAGTTATCACCATAGATTTCAACGTTATTTAGATTTTGCAAGATATTAGGAATCAAATGTGTTTCTGGATCATGTGTTTCTCCCATTTCACCATCGAGGTCAGCACCACCTAGATTAAAGTAACGGAAAATTACGTGATTGATATTTGAATATCGAATTGCAGTTTCAGCCATATATTTTGAGATGCCATAAGGGTGATTTTCTGCAATCTTACCATTCTCTTTGATTGGTCGATTACTTGGTGCATAGACACCTGCAGTGGAAGAATATATAATATTTTTCACTCTGAACATTGTCATCACATTCAACAGGTTGCAAGTTCCTGCTGTATTAACATCCATAAATTCATTTGGGTATTCCCACGATTGACCAACTTCGATTCTACCTGCTAGGTGAAATACGGTGTCAATCTTAACACGTGAGAACAAATCCAATAATGAACTTTTTCTGCGAATGTCACCTTCATAGAAAATATCCATGTAACGGTGTTTTGGTGGTTTACAATCATAACCAATGACATTGAATCCTTCACGCTTTAATTTTTTACACAAGTGAGATCCGAGATAACCCGATGCACCTGTAACTAATACTGTAGTCATATCAACTAAAAATTAATGAAATATTGGGACCAAGTTCTTCTTTGATAACGTTTTGTCTCCACGGAAAACCTGTTGGGTATTTCTGCATAGACTCTGTATTACCTTTATCAAAAAACTCCTGTGTGACCGAATTTGGATTGCCATCTAATCTATAACACATTGTATATTCATTAGTACAATTAAATTTTGGAAAGTGGTTTTTTAACGCACTAAAGAATTGTCTATCGGCACCCCATTGGCCGTACCAAGCATGACCAATCCTAACAGCAATGTCACGCCTAATAGCAAAGCTTGAGGTATCAACGTGGAATACTTCATTGTTAAAATAAACAGGCCACTTGCCAAGCGACTCACAATCATCATTACATAAGTAGTTGCCGTCTTTATCATAAATTTTCCTTAACGAATATGCCCAATCATTACCTTGTTTGATTCGTTCAACAAGTTTCTCCACATGGTTTGGTTCAAACCAATTGTCTTCATCTAGGTAACAAATCACATCAGCATTGACTAGGAATGAACATGCCGAATAAACACGATGTCCATACCAACCTTTGCCAACATTCTCTTCCAACGTAACCTTACGAACTTTGGTTGCGCCTTCGATTTTATTAACTACACTTAACTCACTTTGTTCTCCATCAATAAAAACATAATGGGTCAAATCACCATATGTTTGTTTATCAACGGAATCAACACACCGTATTAGGTGTTCACTTCCGATTGTCGGTGTTACTACTGCTACTCTCATTATATAATCCTAATCTTTCAGACTCAGCTTGAATCTGTACCATCAATTTTTGTTTCAATTCTTCTTCTTTTTTTAAGTCTCTACCAAAGATTGCATCCCATCTATTATTGTATTCTTCTTGCGCTACACTAAATGGTCTTGGTTTACTTCCTTTTCCACCATCACTCATGTTTTCCTCTCTATGTCATCTTCTTCACAATATGTTCCGTATTGTATTTCAATAATTTTACATTCGGCAGCATAAGGATTTGTTAATTTGTGCCATTCTTCAATGCCAATATCAATAGTCTGATTTATACTAAGAATTCTTCCTGGTAACTTGTAACCACTGGTCATTTGACTTTCTACCAGACATTGGCCTCTAGTAACGTGCCAATGTTCTTTGCGAAACTTGTGCCTTTGCATACTCAATGACTTGCCAGGTTCAACAACCAGTTCTTTCACTTTTGTATAATCACCTTCATATAATACACGATAGTAACCCCAAGGTCTTTCAACCTTTGGTGATTTCCACTCTTCCAAAATCCAACTACTTGAATTCATTTTGTCTTCACCACCAACACCAAACTTAAAAATCAGATTGTTGTCTTTAATATCCATCTCTGGAATATTATCAGCAGTTCTATCTCCACCATTCGCAAAAATAATCTCATCCATCGGAAACATTTTTCTAACTTGAATGATTGCATCTTTGGCAGTACCATCATCATCATTAAATTCAATGACCCGATGTACTTGGTACAAATTTTCAATAATCTTTGACCTTTCAGAGAAAGGCATAAATGCTCGACCTTTCTTACGTTCGAGCCATGCATCACTATTCACACCAATAACCAAAAGGCTACCGAGTGAGCGTGCTGCTTTGATATAGGCAATGTGCCCCGAATGGAGTGGATCAAATCCACCCGTAATTAATACAACCTTCATTTTATAGTGCTATATGTGGGTATGCTTCTTTTAATATTTTAATGTCCAAAGATTTAACTTTGAATTTGCGAGAAATAATATCCGCCAATAGTTTTGCTTCTTCAACAAACAACGATTCTAACATGATTGCTAAAATTTGTTGCTGTTTTTTTGTTGTAATACCAGCAGCTCTCTTTGGATGACCAGCAATAAGATTATACAACCGATTAACTTCGGAATGTAAGTACATGTGGTTTAGACCTGCAGGTTCTTTTGACGGACGATACTCGGGTACCGTTGCATCAAATACAATGTCAGGACTAAACGCATAAAACATCAACAGTTGAAAAGACTTATCGCCATGTTTACGCAACGCAGCGATTTTATCATCTCTTGTTTTTGCTTGTTCAAATTCGTGCAATATTTCATGCATCATTAGGTTAAAATTCATCAATCACTTCCAGTAAATTTTTTAAACGATTGGTAATCATGTAGTTCATAAAAACTTGACGACTCTGACCTTTCGTGTTGTCATAGGTATCTAGGATACTTTGTTTCAAGGATTCAGGAATCAAATTTAAATCAATCAACATTTCATTACGTTTGAAATTGCGTAACATCTCATCATTACAAAATTCTTCTGGTGACTGATTCATCCAATTAATAATCTTAGTTTCAGTAATTGGTTTCTGGCGACCACCAGTAACAAAAACATCATCTTTAGTAAGAATATTAGGAATGCCATCACCTTTATCACCACGAATAATCAATTGCTTGAGTTGGGCACCAGGTAATGGTTCTTTAATATACTTTTTGAGAATTGGTGAATATTGTTCAACATTAGGATACTTTTGCAATTGAGCAAAATCTTTATCTGAGGACAAAATCATCACTTTCTGTGTGGCAGAATATTTAATTGCCAATACAGCAATCACATCATCAGCCTCTGCGGTATCTACATCAATTACTTTATAAGGTGAGTATTGTTTCAACTCATCACGGATTTTATTCAAGCAATCAAAGATGGTGTTCCAATCGTGGCCAGAAGACTCACGTGCCTTCTT